GAACAGATGACAACCATGCGCCACGCTCCGGGGGCAATCCGACTGTGCTGGCACTGCGATAACCTGCTGCGCGAACAGTTTACGGAACGGCTGAAATCAATAGCTGTGGAGAACACGACAAAATGGGTTTTATCGGTTGTTTGTCGTGATCTGGGTTTTGACGATATGCACGCAGTCACTCTCCCGGAACTGTGCTGGTGGATGGTACGCAATGACCTGGCAGAAGTCTTACCGGAGAGCGCTGCGAGAAAAGCATTAAGGATGCCGAAGGCAATTGTCCAGTCAGCTACCCGTGAAAGTGAAATTGTTCCCTCGGTGCTGGCCACCAGCATTGTACAGGATAAGGCGAAAAAGGTACTGGCGCTCAGGGTTGATCCGGAATCGCCGGAAAGCTTCATGTTACGTCCGAAACGCCGTCGATGGGTCAATGAGAGATATACCCGCTGGGTTAAATCCCAGCCGTGCACCTGCTGCGGGAAGCAGGCGGATGATCCGCACCACCTGATAGGCTACGGTCAGGGAGGGATGGGAACGAAGGCGCATGACCTCTTTGTGCTGCCGTTGTGCAGAACGCATCACAATGAGTTACATGCGGACACCGTGGCATTCGAAGAGAAATACGGCTCTCAACTGGAGTTGATATTTCGTTTTATCGATCGCGCGCTGGCAATTGGCGTGCTGGCGTAAATGGAGAACGCTTAATGATTAATCCTTCTGAAGTTGGTAAGTCTGGTGAAATGGTTCGCCTCCGGACTCTTGAAAGTATCTGGATTCAAGGCAAGCTTCGAATGTGGGGGCGCTGGTCATATATTGGTGGTGGTAGTGGTGGGAATATGTTTAACCAGCTTCTGTCATCCGGGAAGATAACTAAAACCGCTATTAACGACGCTCTTCGTCGGATGAAAAAATCTGGCATCACTAAACCAGAGCTGGAGGCCTTTCTTCGTGAAATACTCGACAGCAAAAATAAGTCAGGATTAGCATTTTGTTCTGACGAGGAGGGATTGAAAATAGACGGTGTTATTGGCACCACTCTGGTTAGAGAAGGTCATTCAGGGCTTTACAGCATCATAGTGAATCGATATCGCCTGCGTAAGAGCAAACGCCTTATGGCTGAAGAACTACAGGTAAAACACCCGGAATGGTGTTATATGACTTGCCGTCGACGCATTGACTCCTGGCTAAGTCTTGCCGAATCCATGCTATACGCGCCAATGTGTGACAAATTTGGCACAAATAGCGACAGATTTTACTTGAAAAGTGAGCCAGTAAATGATTGAATTGTGATAGGCTCGGGACGGTAAAGCGAACTGAGCAGCACACAAAAGCCCGCCACTGAGCGGGTTTTTTTGTACCTGAAACATCACAAAACAGAAAAATGCGTTGGTATCCCTAAAAAAATCTTTTTATCATTTTTGGTGGTTGGACAAAAACGTATATCTACGATCCAACGAGGGAATCGTTATTAAATGAATGAGTTCATAGGATGTTTTGGGATATCAGTATGATGAAAAAAATACTAATCACAGCGATCGGTTTTAGTATAGTTGGTTGCGCAGGGATGAAATTACCCGACTATACACAAGTAAAATCAAGCCCGTATTATGCTGAGTGTCGTGAGTTTGCAATGGGGGTTTATAAAAACGATGGCTATAGTAAGTTGGGCAATACGGTTATTCTGAGCATGGATGATGCTAAGGCAAGATATATCGTGACGGGATGTGTAGTAGCTATGGGGAAAAATAACATAGAGGAAGTTAAATCAGACCTCTCAAGCAAGGGCGTGTCTTTTGGAATGGTGAGTGGTGCTTGCTATAATGCAGCGTGTAAAGTTGATACCGAACAACAAATGAAAGCCTACACACTTGGAAGCTATTACGCTGCAACTAAGAAATTCCCCGGTCAGATGAAAGCAGAATTTTAAGGCAACCTGGAAAACCCGCATTGCGCGGGTTTTTGTATCCGAAACTACCTGGCATTTCTTAAGTCGCAGATAGTCATAACTGCTGGAAGAGTACAAATCGTTCTGGCGTTATTTCTCTGTTTCAGCATCTATACCTTACACCTATGTCTGGACATATAAACCTGTTCAGTTTTACCTAGGAAAACATCCATATGAAAAACCAGCTGATATGCTGCTGCAAATTATTAATGCCAGCAGTAAACCAGGCGATCTTGTTGCTGATTTTTTCATAGGCTCCGGTTCAACCGTAAAGGCAGCGCTGTTATCAGGGCGGCGTGCGATTAGCGTTGAACTGGAAACAGAAAGGTTTAGTCAGACGGTCAGTGAGGTAGAGGCTTTGGCAAAACGTTAAAGGTCTCACAATGTGAGCCTGATCGGGCTAAAGGCTCACATACCGATCGCCTACAGGTGATCTCCTTCCCCTCATTTCTGAGAGGACTCACATAACAAGAGGGGGCTTAATGTCCGAACCTGTATCCAGTGCGACAGTGTTGGCTGGTGGATTAATGGGGGCCAGTGTATTCGGTCTGGCGACCGGAACCGATTATGGTGTGGTATTCGGTGCTTTTGCCGGCGCGGTGTTTTATGTCGCCACGGCAACCAACATCGGACGCATCAGGCTGGTCGCTTATTTTATTACATCATTTATTGTGGGAGTGCTTGGCGCCGGGCTGATAGGTACTAAGCTTGCGGCAATAACGCATTATGAAAAACCACTGGATGCTCTTGGCGCAGTGATTATTTCTGCAATGTGTATAAAGTTTCTCACTTTTCTTAACAGTCAGGATCTGAACAGCCTGTTCAGTATTCTTTCTCGTATCAGGGGAGGGGGATCAAATGGTAGCAAATGACCCTTCTGCAGTTCTGAATGCCGTAATTTGTGGGGTAATAGTAATCGTTCTGATGTTTTACCAACGCGGTGATGCGACACACCGCCCCCTGATTTCGTTACTGGCCTATGTCATGGTGCTGGTATATGCCAGCGTCCCTTTCCGGTTTGTTTTTGGTTTATATGAATCATCCCACTGGCTGGTGGTGATGGTGAATATCCTTATCTGCGCCGCTGTGCTGTGGGCTCGCGGTAATGTGGCGCGTCTGGTTGATGCACTGAGGCACTGATGAATCAACAACAATTTCAGCAGGCGGCTGGTATTAGCGCCGGGCTTTCTGCGCGCTGGTATCCGCATATTACGGCGGCAATGAGCGAATTCGGTATTACTGCGCCACTGGATCAGGCCATGTTCATTGCACAAACGGGACATGAATCAGCAGGATTTACTGTTCTGAAGGAAAGCTTCAATTATTCGGTGGAGGCACTGAAAAAGACGTTTGGTAAACGCCTGACGACTTATCAGTGCGAAATGCTGGGGCGTATTGATGGTCGCCAGGTTGCCCACCAGCCACAAATAGCCAATCTGGTTTATGGCGGCCGCATGGGTAACAAAGACGCCGGAGATGGCTGGAAGTATCGTGGGCGTGGGCTTATCCAGATTACCGGGCTGGAGAATTACACCAGATGTGGCGCTGCCCTGAAACTGGATCTGGTGGCGAATCCGGGACAGCTTGAGCTGGAACGTCATGCCGCCCGATCCGCAGCGTGGTTTTTTGTGACTAAAGGGTGTCTGAAATACTCCGGCGACATGGTACGCGTTACGCAGATAATCAACGGAGGACAGAACGGTATTGGTGATCGGCGGGAGCGCTTTGAGAAAGCAAAATCGGTGCTCATATGATAGTACTGCTGAAATTGCTTAAAAAATTCTGGAAGCCATTAGCAGAAATACTGCTGGTGGCTTTTTTGTTATGTGCTGGTGCGTACTGGTGTTATTCACGAGGTTATCAGAAGGCAGATTCATCCTGGAAATTCCAGTGGGCGCAACGAGACCTTACCGATGCGACCGCCGAATTGCAGCAAGAAGTAACCGAAAGAGCGAAAGAGCAGCGTCGCCAGCACGCCGCAGATGAAGAACGGAAAAGAGCCGATGAAGAACTGGCAAAAATACAGGCCGATGCTGATGCTGCTGAGCGTGCTCGCAGTGGGTTGCAACAGCAGCTCGCAGCAGTACAACGGCAGCTCGCAGGAAGTGAAACCGGCAGGCTTTCCGCTCTTGCCGCAGCAGGCCAGGCAAAAGCCGAGACCGGAATACTGCTCGCCAAGTTGCTTGGCGAAGCTGACGATCTGGCGGGAAAGTTCGCAAAAGAGGCTGATGAGCGTTATGTCGCCGGAAGCACATGCGAACGTACCTGGGACAAAGTGACCGGACAGAACTGAAATCGGATAACAAGGAAAATTAATGAAGGCAAAATTATTCGTACTGGCACTGGTATGTGTGTCCCTCGCCGGGTGTACAACGCTTTATTATCGGTAATGACTATGCGCCGTATATTAGCCACCGCTGCCGCACTTTGTCTTGGCGGCTGTATTACCGTGTATGGTCCGGTTAAAACGGGAGGGCAGCAACAGCAGGACAGCCAGTCCGGGCAGCAGCCAGGGATGAGCGAACAGATATCGACCTCATTCATCGGTAACCGTAAACCGGATGAGTTGCTGAATGCCGTGGCGCTGTATTTCAGGGAGAAGGCCATCACAGCCAGTGTTAACGACCAGACCACAGGGATTATCGCCGGTACAGGGGATGACCCGGAACTGAGCTCGTTGTATCTGGACTGCTCACTGTTACCACAGACACAGAATATCCAGGAGCATTACCGCATCGTCGCGCAGGTCTGGAGTGCCGGTGAAGGCAGTAATGTTTTGGTAATGGTGACAGGCACTGCCGGAGTGGATACTGCCGACGGTAACGATAAGGTGAAGCCGGTTGAGTGTAAAAGTACCGGGATATTTGAGAAGGATTTGCTGGAGCGGTTACGTAAGTAAGCATTACAGCAGGCATTCAATGAGTGCCTGCGATAATATCTTATGAAGATTAGATTACAGGATAAAAATTAGGTCGAAGTAATAACCTCCTTTCATTGTAATTTTTCCTTCAGCGTATAAATCACAAAGAGAATCGAATGTTTCTTCTTGATCATCGTCTTTAGGGAACCATGAAGGCTGGAAAGTTCTTTTCCCTCTTTCGTGCATAATTTTTTCCATGTAAGGAATAATATTCTGTTTTTTCATATTCAAAGCCTTTGATTTTAAGCGCAGCGTCTGGCGCTGGTTTACATTAACCAAAGTTACGTCTCGTTAAGACGTTTACGAAAAAATAATCCCCTGTACCACTGGCACGTAAATCAAGTTAATAGTAACCATTCTCATTTGTAAAAAGGTACTCCTGGATGATAGGTCCCCCACGGGGCGGCAGCGGCGCGGGATTTGGCGCATTTTCGATTTTTCATGCATCATCATCATGTTGTAACACATTGTTTTAATGTCTTTTATTTTTAAAAGATGATGGTTTGTGTGTTTTTTGTTCATCATCTTTGGCTTTTCCGGGGGAGGGCGCGCAAAGAAACAGCCCCAGAGGTAAAAAATGGACGGCGAACTGAAGAACCTCAAATGCAATATCAGTCAGCTTGCCGCTATTACGGGGTTACATCGCCAGACGGTTGTCAGTCGTCTCTCGGGCGTTCCCCTAGCACCGGGAAGCAATGAAAAAAATAAGCTGTATCTCCTGACCGATGTGATCCGTGTACTGATGGAAGCGCCCGTTTCTCAGGCTGCTGAACATCAGGATCCGAACAAGATGACCCCGAAAGAACGTAAGGACTGGTTTGACTCCGAAAAGGGGCGTCTCTGGCTGGAAAAAGAGATGAAGCAGGTTGTCCCGCTGACGGAAGTCCGTCAACAAATGGCGGCGATCGTCAAGGCCATTACACAGGTACTTGAAGTCTGGCCGGACAAACTGGAAAGGGATAAGGGATGGTCTGCGGAGCAGCTAAACGAGGCCCAGGATGTGGTGGATGAGGTCAGAATACTGTTAGTTAAGGCAATGCAGGAGACCGCAGACGATGACGGGGAATAAATATGGCTCTGCAGCGGCAGTATGCCGGGAGGTTGCTGAATATCTCAGGCCTCCACGCAGAATGCCGGTAGCGGAAGGAATAAAACAATTTATGTTTGTTCCCCGCGGCGCCAATACGGCGGTTCCCTGGGATGACACGTTAACGCCCTACATGAATGAAGCGATAAATACGCTGTCAAAACGGGAATATGACGCAGTGATCTTTGCCGGGCCCGCGCGAACAGGTAAAACCCTCGGGCTGATTGACGGGTGGATTGTTTACGGTATTGTCTGCGATCCGGCGGATATGCTGGTGGTCCAGATGACCGAAACCAAAGCCCGCGAGCACTCCAAAACCCGTCTGGCGCGTACTTTTCACCACAGCCCTGAAGTCAGAAAGCGGCTCAGTCCTTCACAAAATGACAACAACGTCCACGATAAAATGTTTCGTGATGGTTCATTCCTGAAAATTGGCTGGCCGTCCATAACCGTTTTTTCTTCGTCGGATTACAAGCGGGTGGCGCTGACCGACTATGACCGTTTTCCTGAAGATATCGATGGCGAGGGAGATGGTTTTTCCCTGGCATCCAAACGTACCACCACCTTTATGTCTGCGGGGATGACACTGGCAGAGAGTTCGCCTGGTCGGGAAATCACCGATGTGAAATGGCGCCGTTCCTCGCCGCATGAGGCCCCGCCCACGACCGGCATTCTTTCTTTATATAACCGCGGTGATCGCCGGCGGTGGTACTGGCCCTGCCCGCACTGCGGCGACTGGTTCCAGCCCGCGATGGAAAACATGGTGGGTTACCGGGATAACCCGGACCTGATGGCCGCCAGCGAGGCCGCGCGTATTCAGTGCCCGCATTGTCTGGCATTAATTCAGCCGGAACAGAAACGCGGGCTGAATAACCGCGGCGTCTGGCTGAAAGAGGGGCAGTTCATCAATAAAGATGGCGAGATCAGCGGGGAGGCACGGCGCTCACGTATCGCAAGTTTCTGGATGGAGGGACCAGCTGCGGCGTATCAGACGTGGCAGCAACTGGTCTATAAACTGCTGACCGCGGAAGAAGAATATGAGCGCACCGGCAGTGAAGAAACGCTGAAGGCCGTTATTAATACAGACTGGGGACTGCCTTACCTCCCGCGCATATCCCTCGATCAACGTAAAGCCGAAACGCTGATAGCCCGCGCAGAAAAACTTCCCCCGCGGCGGGTGCCCGACGGTGTCCGTTTCCTTGTCGCTACTGTTGACGTTCAGGGCGGTAAAAAACGCCGTTTCGTCGTGCAGGTGGTCGGTTATGGCAGTCATGGTGAGCGCTGGATTGTGGACCGTTTCAATATCACCCGGTCACTACGCTGTGATGAGAGCGGCGAGGCCATGCAGATAAACCCCGGAGCGTATCCCGAAGACTGGCATTTACTGATTACGGATGTCCTCGAAAGGGCCTGGCCTCTGGTCGCGCATCCTGAGCAGGAAATGAGTGTGTTATGCATGGGGGTGGACTCCGGCGGGGAGGATGGCGTCACGGATAACGCGTATGCGTTCTGGCGCCACTGCCGGCGGGAAGGATTTGCCGGTCGGGTGTATCTCTTTAAGGGGGACAGTACCGCGCGGTCAAAAATATTCTCCAAAAGCTATCCCAACAATACCGGGCGCAGTGACCGACAGGCCCGCGCCTGCGGCGAAGTTCCGCTCTATCTCCTGCAGACCAATGCGCTTAAAGACCGGATCGCCTCAGCCCTCGACCGTAAAGAGCCGGGGGCAAACTACGTGCATATTCCTGACTGGCTGGGTGACTGGTTTTTTGAAGAACTGACCTACGAAGAGCGCGGCATGGATGGCAAGTGGACGAAGCCTGGCAAAGGTGCAAACGAGGCGCTGGATTTACTCTGCTATGCCCATGCCCTGGTAATGATCCGCGGCTATGAGCGTATCAACTGGGATAGTCCGCCGCCCTGGGCGCGCCTGCCTGAGTCTGCACAATCCAGCCGCAACACATCAGCAGCAGTCGACCCTGAACCTGTGACGAATGAGAGTGAAAATCACGAAATGACAGAACAACATAACCCGGCAATGCCGTTTGGCGGCGTGTCCGGCGGAGGCTGGTTATGACCCGGGAACAGTTACTGCAACTTCAGCAGGCTTATTTTGACGCGGAGCTTGCCGTGCTTCAGGGGAAATCCATCACCCTGAACGGACAGACAATGACGATGGAAAGCCTCGGGGATATTCGCCGGGGGCGTAAGGAGATTGAGGATCGCCTGCGGCTTATGGACTGCGATCGACAAATCCATTCACTGGCGAGGTTCACATGAATTTTCTGGATAAAGCGATTGGCGCGCTGGCTCCGGGGTGGGGCGCGTCCCGCCTGCGTTCCCGGATGGCTATCCGGGCGTATGAAGCCATCACGCCCACGCGTACCCACAGGGTGAAGCGTGAAAATCGAAGTGGAGACCAGCTTATCCAGCTGGCCGGAAAGTCGTTGCGGGAGCAGGCCCGGTGGTTTGACAACAACCACGACCTGGTGATTGGTGCGCTGGACAAAATGGAAGAACGTATTATCGGCGCGAAGGGGATCATCGTTGAACCGCAGCCCCTGACGGGGGCCGGTACGCTGAACTCTGTGCTGGTAGAAAAAATCCGTCGGTGCTGGGCTGAATGGTCTGTTTCGCCGGAGGTGACCGGGCAGTACACCCGTCCCGTTCTGGAAAGGCTGATGCTGCGCACCTGGCTGCGTGACGGGGAGGTGTTCACTCAGGTGCTGACCGGAAAAATCAGCGGGCTGTCTCCTGTGGCGGGGGTGCCTTTCTGGCTTGAGGCGCTGGAGCCGGACTATATCCCGCTGGAGAAGACCGACAACAGCAGCAACCTGGTACAGGGGATTTACTTCAACGAGTGGCGGCGTCCGGTGAAATATCTGGTCTGCCAGTCCTGGCCGGGGGCGGGCGCTGCGGCAGTCGCCGTTAAAGAGGTGACTGCGGAAAATATGCTGCATCTGCGCTTTACCCGCCGTCTTAATCAGGTGCGCGGCGCTTCTCTTCTTGCCCCCGTCATCATTCGTCTGATGGACCTGAAAGAGTACGAGGACAGCGAGCGCATCGCGGCGCGGATTGCCGCGTCTCTCGGCATGTTCATCAAAAAGCAGGATGTCGGCACTGACGGCTATGTGGCGCCGGAGAAACGTAAAGAGACACAAATCCAGCCCGGTATGTTGTTTGACGGTCTGAATCCCGGGGAGGATATCGGGATGATCAAATCAGACCGCCCGAACGCGGGTCTGGAATCTTTCCGGATGGGGCAGCTTCGTGCGGTGGCCGCCGGACTGCGTGGCAGCTTCTCTTCCATTGCCAGAAACTATGACGGAACCTACAGCGCCCAGCGTCAGGAGCTGGTGGAGGCGCAGGAGGGGTACAGCATCCTTCAGGACAGCTTTATTGCTGCCTTTACCCGTCCTCTCTATCGGCGCTGGCTGGCTGCTGCGGTGGCTTCCGGTGCCATTGAGGTGCCTGCCGGCACGGATATGTCCTCGCTGTTTAATGCGGTGTATTCCGGGCCTGTCATGCCGTGGATTGACCCGCTCAAGGAGGCAAACGCCTGGCGGGTGCTGATACGTGGCGGGGCCGCAACAGAAGGTGACTGGGTGAGGGCCAGAGGGGGCGCACCTGCCGACGTGAAACGCCGCCGCAAGGCGGAAACTGATGAAAACCGTAAGCTGGGGCTGGTGTTTGACACCGATCCGGCGCATGAAACCGGAGAGCAATCCGATGTTAAAGAGGAAAAAAAGGACCCTGAAAAGTCCACCCAGGGCGATGGCAGCCGCGCGCGGGAAGAACGAAAGCGGCGCTGAATCCTGGTACACCATCCGCGCGGTGGCTGATAACGCGGCCGATATCAGTATTTACGATGAAATTGGTGGCTGGGGAATTTCGGCGCACTGGTTTGCCGAAGAGCTGGTGGCCCTGGGGAGTATCACGCAGATCAACCTGCATATTCATTCCCCGGGTGGCAGTATTTTCGACGGGCTGGCCATTTACAATCTGCTGAAAAATCACCCGGCGAGAAAAGTGGTATATGTGGACGGTGTGGCCTGTTCGATGGCGTCGGTCATCGCGATGGTGGGCGACCCCGTCATCATGCCGGAAAACGCGATGATGATGATCCACCGCCCACGCGGTATTGCCGGCGGTGAGTCCTCTGATATCCGCGACTATGCCGATCTGCTCGACAAGATGGAAAGCGTCATCATCCCGATTTACGCCGAAAAAACGGGGAAATCACCGGACGATATTGCCGCGCTGCTCGCCAGTGAGACCTGGATGAGTGGGGCCGAGTGTGTCCGGGAAGGCTTTGCCGACAAAGTTATTCAGCCCGTCCGGGCAATGGCTCAGCTGCATTCAAAACGACTTGAGGAATTTGAACATATGCCACAGAACATCAAAAACATGATTATTGCCCCCCAGGGTAACGCCAGGACACTGACGCAGCCGGAGCCGCAGGCCATCGTGACCCCGCCTCCGGTGGCGGTCACCACGCCGGCGCCCCAGCCTGTTACCCCCCCTCAGGGGACGGATGAAATCACCCTGCGCGCCCGTTTTCAGGAAGAGCAGCGACAGCGTATCAGCGGGATCCAGAATGTGTTTGGTATGTTCGGTAACCGCCACGGCGAGCTGATGGCGCAGTGCATTGCGGATGTGGACTGCAATGTGGACGCGGCAAAAGACAAACTGCTGGAGGCGCTGGGCCGGGGGGTGACCCCCACCAACACGCTGGGCGGGACGCAGAACACACAAAATCCAATGCTCTCCCATATCTATGCGGGGAACGGTAACTTTGCCGGGGACGGCATCCGGGCTTCCCTGATGGCGCGGGCGGGATTTGAAAGCAGCCAGGCAGATAACCCGTATAACGCCATGACCATGCGGGAACTGGCGCGTATGTCACTGACCGAACGTGGCGTGGGTGTCTCGACACTCAATCCGATGCAGATGGTCGGGATGGCGTTCACGCACAGCACTTCAGATTTTGGCAACATTCTGCTGGATGTGGCGAACAAGGCCATTCTGCAGGGATGGGAGGAAGCCCCGGAAACCTACGAACAGTGGACGCGCAAAGGCCAGCTTTCTGACTTCAAAACGGCACGCCGTGTGGGCATGGGAGGCTTTAATGCCCTGCGTCAGGTGCGCGAAGGGGCGGAATATAAGTACGTCACCACCGGGGACAAACAGGCCACCATTGCTCTGGCAACCTACGGGGAACTGTTCAGCATCACCCGTCAGGCTATCATTAACGACGATCTGAACATGCTGACCGATGTCCCGATGAAGCTGGGGCGGGCAGCGAAGTCCACCATTGCCGATCTGGTTTATGCCATTCTGACCTCCAACCCGAAAATGTCCACGGACAACGTGAACCTGTTCGATAAGGCGAAACACGCGAACGTGCTGGAAGGGGCGCTGATGGATGTGGCATCGCTGGATAAAGCCCGCCAGCTGATGCGTACCCAGAAAGAAGGTGAGCGTCACCTGAATATTCGTCCGGCATTCGTGCTGGTGCCGACAGCACTGGAGTCCGTCACTAACCAGGTGATCAAATCCACGAGCGTGAAAGGCGCGGATATTAATGCCGGCATTATTAACCCGGTGAAAGATTTTGCGACCGTCATCGCCGAGCCGCGCCTCGATGATAACAGCCAGTCCACTTTTTATCTGGCTGCCGCCAAAGGCACTGACACCATTGAGGTGGCCTATCTCAACGGCGTGGATACGCCGTATATCGATCAGCAGGACGGTTTCAGCGTCGACGGCGTGACCACCAAAGTACGTATCGATGCCGGGGTGGCCCCGGTCGATCACCGCGGTCTGGTGAAGTGTTCCGCGTAACTACCAAAAATAACTATCCGAATGGCCCGTCAGGGCTTTTTTTACGCCTGAAATCCGGTCATTCGTGACCGGAACGGAGAAAATCATTATGGCAAAGAATTATGTACAGGCGGGCACCACGCTCGCCATTACGGCCACCGCTGCAGTAAAGAGTGGCAGCCTGGTGCAGGCCGGCGATGTGTTCGTCGTCGCTGTCACCGATATTGCGGCAGGCGCCACCGGGGACGGCATCGCCCACGGCGTTTTCCTGGTCCCCAAACTGGCCACCGATGTGATGGCGGCGGGAAAAAAAGTGTATCTGAAAGACGGTAAGGTGCAGCTGGATGCCACCGGCGGACTGCCGCTGGTGGGTGTGACCTGGGCGTCGGCGGCAAAAGGGGAGGAATCTGTGCCGGTACGGCTCAATGGCTAATCCCTTTGACCGCCTGAGCACCAGGATGGACGAGGTGACGGCTGCCCGCTTCGGGCGGCCTGTCCTGATTGACGGGGCGGAGTATGTCGCTGCGGAGGCCACGTTTATGGCGGAACTGGGTGCGCTTTCCGGGGAGGGGACACACCTGATTGTGTTCAGCCCACAGTACAGGCCCGCCAGAAAGCAGGCCGTGCTCTGGCGGGGACAGGATTTTACTGTCACCCGCTGGCAGCGCGTCAACGGAAAGTACCAGATTTCACTGGAGTAAAACATGTCTCTGAAGGGGCTGGAGAATGCCATTCGTAACCTGAACAGTCTGGACAGGCATATGGTGCCGCAGGCCAGCGCCTGGGCAGTTAACCGCGTGGCGGCCTCGGCGGTGTCTGCCGCCACGCACCGTGTGGCGAAAGAGGCTGTGGCGGGAGATAACCAGAAAAAAGGGATCCCTTTCCGGCTGGTGAAACAGCGCGTAAAACTCTGGAAAGCGAGCGCAACGGGAAAAAACTATGCCCGTATCCGTGTTAACCGCGGCAACCTGCCCGCCATCAAACTCGGCAGTGCACAGGTCAGGCTGTCCCGGCGCGGCGGGAAACTCCTGCGTCGTGGCAGCGTACTGAAAATCGGCCCGTATCTGTTCCGGGATGCCTTTATTCAGCAACTGGCGAACGGTCGCTGGCATGTTATGCGACGCGTGAACGGCAAAAACCGCTACCCGATTGATGTCGTCAAAATTCCGCTGGTTGCCCCGCTGACGCAGGCGTTTGAAACGGAGAAAAAACGCATGCTGGAGCAGGAGATGCCAAAACAACTGATGTATGCGCTGAAACAACAACTGAGGCTGTATCTGACCCGATGAACAAACACACCCAGATTCGCCACGCCGTGCTGGCGAAACTTGAATCCCTGTCCGGATCGTCCGCCATGCTGCACGACGGTTTGCCGGTCTTTATTGAACCAGAAGAGCTTCCCGCACTGGCTGTCTGGCTGACCGATGCGCAGTTCGCCGGGCAGATGCTTGATGAAAGCGACTGGGAGGCCGTTCTCCATGTGGCGGTATTTCTGAAAGCTCAGGCACCGGATGCGGAACTTGATCTGTGGATGGAAGAAAAAATCTTTCCTGCGCTGGAAGAGGTTAGTGGTCTGGATCGCCTTATCGATACCATGACCCCGCTGGGTTATGACTACCAGCGTGACAGCGAAATGGCAACGTGGGGGATGGCGGAAATCACGTACCGGATCACCTATATCAACTGAGGAGGATATGATGGGAACACCAAACCCACTGGTAAAAACGAAAGGCGCCGGAACCACATTCTGGCTGTATACCGGCAGCGGCGATGCGTTTAAAAACCCACTGGCTGACGATGACTGGCTGCGACTGGCAGGTATTAAGGATCTGCAGCCCGGAGAAATGAGTGCAGATGCGGAAGACGATGACTATCTTGATGATGAAAATGCCGACTGGAAAAGCACCACGCAGGGGCAGAAAAGTGTCGGTGACACCACTGCCACACTGGCCTGGAAACCCGGTGAAACCGGACAGAAAAAACTGGTGGAGCTGTTTGACACCGGCGAAGTTCGCGCCTTCCGTATCAGGTATCCTAACGGGACGGTTGATGTGTTCCGCGGCTGGCTGAGTTCACTGGGTAAAACCGTGACGTCCAAAGAGGTGATGACACGCAGCGTAAAAATCACCGGCGTCGGGCGCCCTTCTCTTGCGGAGGAGGATACACCTGACGTAGTCAGCGTATCCGGCGTGACCGTTGCGCCGGCCAGTGCCACGGTGGCTGCCGGAGCCACCACCACGCTGACATTTACGGTAAAACCTGATAACGCGTCAGATAAAACGCTGCAGGTTGCGACCGCCGATCCGCTGATCGCCACCGTCACGCTGAAGGATAATGTGGCCACGGTTAAAGGCGTGAAGGCGGGCAGCGTGAATATTGTTGGCATCAGCAGTGACGGCAGTCTTGTCGCGGTGGCAGCAGTGACAGTGACGGCGTCATAACCCTCTCTTATCAGTCCGCCCCGGTTCCGGGGCTTCTATGGAAAATCATCATGTTTCTCAATACAGACACCTTTAACTACGGTGGGCATTCCATCGTGCTCAGTGAGCTTTCTGCCCTGCAACGTGTGGATTATCTGAAGTTTATTCAGCAGCGGACGGCAGACTATGACGCACAGCCTGAAACTCTGACGGAAGCAGAGCGTCAGACAGAATTTATGCAGATGGGGGTGGATATTAATGCATGGCTGGTATCCCGCTCCCTGTGTGAAAGCAAAAAAGAGGAGGAGGCCCGCGCCCTGTATGAGTCCGTCAGACTGGAATGGTCTTATGAGGCGCTGGGACGTGGCGCTGATATGGTTCTGTCCCTGAGTGGTATGCGTCTTCCGGCATCGCAGGAAGACGACAGCGGGAGTGAAAAGGACACGACCACGCCGGAAAAGTCCTGAACCGGGAGCTGGCGTTTGTGATGCGGCTCGCACGTGAGTTCCGGCGACCAGACTGGCGGCGGATGCTGGCGGAAATGAGTGCGACAGAGCTGGGTGAGTGGGCGGAGCATTTCGGGAAGAACAGCTTCAGTGACATGTTGCTGGATGCGGAGTTTGCAACGCTGAAATCGCTGATTTCCGGACTGGTTACAGGCACGCATCACGATGCAGAAATATTCAGCCTGATCACTGATCCTGAGTCGTTGCACGAAAAAACGGATGATGAGCTGATGATCCTGGGCGAAGGTATTACCGGAGGTGTCCGCTATGGACCAGATAGCGAACCTGGTCATTGATTTAAGTATCGACAGCGCAGAGTTCCGAAACGAAGTTCCGCGCATTAAAAAATTGCTGAACGATGCGGCTGGTGACTCAGAACGTTCAGCGGCCCGGATGCAGCGTTTTCTGGATAAGCAGACGGAGGCGACGCGCCGGACGTCCGCCAGTCTGGAGCAGGTGACTGCCAGCAGTACCGCGTACAGTTCCTCTGTGGAGAAAAGCGCAGCGGCCAGTACGCGTCTGGCGGCGGATGTGGATCAGACGCGACAGCGGGTGGAGGCACTGGGAAGGAAACTGCGTGAGGAACAGGCGCAGTCAGCGGCTGTGGCGGCAGCACAGGACAGGACAAGTGCTGCTTTTTACCGTCAGATTGACAGTGTAAAACAGTTAAGCGGTGGTCTGCAGGAGCTGCAGCGTATCCAGGCGCAGGTACGACAGGCGAAAGGACGCGGAGATATCTCACAGGGCGATTATCTGGCGCTGGTGTCTGAAACCGCCAGGAAGACCCGTGAGCTTACCGATGCCGAAGCGCTGGCCACGCAGAAAAAAGCACAGTTTATACGCTGCCTGAAAGAGCAGACGGCGGTACAGGGGCTCTCCCGTACTGAGCTGCTGCGGGTAAAGGCGGCTGAACTGGGTGTCAGCAGCGCCGCTGATATTTATATCCGTAAGCTGGAGCGTACCGGAACTGCCACCCATACGCTCGGACTGAAAAGCGCCGCCGCCCGTCGTGAGCTGGGCGTGCTGGCTGGTGAGCTGGCCCGTGGGAATTTCGGGGCACTGCGGGGAAGTGGTATCACGCTCGCCAACCGCGCCGGATGGATCGAGCAGCTGATGTCACCGAAGGGCATGATGCTCGGCGGGCTGGCTGGCGGTGTGGCTGCGGCGGTTTACGGGCTGGGTAAGGCCTACTATGAAGGGGCGAAAGAAAGCGAGGAATTCAATAAACAGCTTATTCTGACCGGGAGTTATGCCGGAAAAACCACAGGCCAGCTTAATGAAATGGCGAAGTCGCTCGCCGGAAATGGCGTCACGCAGCACGATGCGGCAGGTGTACTGGCGCAGGTGGTCGGTAGCGGAGCGTTTACCGGGCAGGTAGTGGCAATGGTATCCCGTACCGCGGCCAGAATGCAGGAAAACGTGGGGCAGTCAGTGGATGAAACCATCCGCCAGTTTAAACGCCTGCGGGATGATCCGGTGAATGCGGCGAAAGAACTGGACAGGACACTGCATTTTCTTACCGCCACCCAGCTTGAACAAATCAGGGTACTGGGCGAGCAGGGAAGAGTGGCTGACGCCGCGAAAATTGCCATGTCCGCGTATTCGGAAGAAATGAATAAGCGGATGGGGGACGTACACGACAATCTGGGCTGGATTGAAAGAGCATGGAATGCTGTCGGTGATGCGGCGAAGTGGGCGTGGGATCGGATGCTGGATATCGGGCGGGAAGACACGCTCGATGAAAAGATCGCGACACTGCAGGAAAAAATCGCGCGTGCCAGAAAAACGCCGTGGACGGTGTCTTCCTCTCAGACTGAATACGATCAGCAGCAGCTGAACGAACTTCAGGAACAGAAACGCCAGAAGGACCTGCTGGATGCGAAAGCGCAGGCAGAGCGTAATTATCAGGAAACGCAGAAACGTCGCAACGAGCAGAACGCCGCGCTGAACCGGGATAATGAAACTGAATCCCTGCGGCACCAACGGGAGGTGGCGCGCATTACCGCCATGCAGTATGCCGATGCTGCTGTACGCAATGCCGCGCTGGAGCGCGAAAACGAACGCCATAAAAAGGCGATGGCACAACAGGCGAAAAAGCCAGCCGCTTACCACAACGACGAAGGACGCCGTTTGCTGCTGAAGTACAGCCAGCAACAGGCACAGGTTGAAGGGCAGATTGCTGCCGCGAAGCTTTCCACGACCGGAAAAATGACGGAAGCGCATAAGCAGCTTTTGTCATTTCAGCAGCGCATCGCTGATTTGTCCGGTAAAAAACTGACGGCGGATGAACAAAGCGTACTGGCACATAAGGATGAAATTGCGCTTGCGCTACAGAAGCTGGATATCTCACAACAGGATTTACAACACCAGAATGCCCTTAATGAACTGAAGAAAAAGACGCTCACATTAACCAGCCAGCTCGCTGACGAAGAATCCCGCGTCAGGCAGCAGCACGCAACGGCGCTGGCCACAATGGGTATGGGCGATCAGCAACGAGGCCGGTATGAAGAGCGTCTGAAAATTCAGCAGCGCTACCAGGAACAACTGGAGCAGCTTAAGCGCGACAGTAAGGCAAAGGGGACATACGGTTCTGACGAATATCGTCAGGCTGAGCAGGCGCTGCAGGGCAGTCTCAATCGCCGGCTGGCTGAGTGGGCGGATTACAATGCGAAAGTGGACGCTGCGCAGGGAGACTGGACTCTGGGGGCGTCGCGTGCGCTGGATAACTTTATGGCGCAGGGCAGCAACGTGGCGGGCGCAACGGAGCAAATGTTCACATCGGCATTCAACAGTATGGGCGACGGGCTGGCGACGTTCGTTACCACTGGAAAACTAAACTTTAAATCTTTCACCGCATCCATCGTGTCAGATCTGGCAAAAATTTCAGCACGTATGGCAATGATGCAGGCTGTAAAGGGAATCGGATCTGCTCTGGGATTTGGTGTGACAGCCAATGCGACTGGTGGAGTTTATCAGTCTTCTGAACTGAGCCGATACAGCGGCAGCATTGTTAATCGCCCGACATTTTTTGCTTTTGCCAAAGGTGCCGGGGTGATGGGCGAGGCAGGACCGGAGGCAATATTACCACTTCGTCGTGGTGCTGACGGTAAGCTGGGTGTCGTGGCAGCCGGTTCAGGAGGGATGGCGATGTTTGCGCCTGAGTACAACATTGAAATCCACAACGACGCCGGCAACGGACAGATTGGTCCGCAGGCATTACAGGCCGTATATAACATTGGAAAAAAAGCCGCCATTGATTTCTGGCAACAGCAGTCGCGTGACGGGGGTATTGCTGGAGGAGGGCGATAACAATGGAAACATTTAACTGGAAGATCCGCCCTGATATGACAGTGGAATCAGAACCAAAAGTCACCTCCATAAAACTGGGTGACGGGTATGAACAACGGCGTCCAGCCGGGCTGAACAACCATCTGGCGAAGTATAACGTAACGGTCCGGATTCGTAAGGGAGAACATCAGAACCTTGAGGCATTTTTATCCCGCCACGGTGGAGTGAAATCCTTTCTCTGGACACCGCCTTATACCTGGACACAAATTCGGGTGATTTGCCGCAAATGGTCGATTAGCGTTGGCTCTCTTTGGGTGACTGTGACCACGACTTTTGAACAGGTTGTTATCTGAGGAGGAGTGATGCAGGAGATTTCGCAGGATACGCTGAACGAAGCCGCTAAACTGGCGCAGTCCGCCAGGATCACTTTGTGGGAAATCGATCTGACGCAGTCTGGCGGGGATCGTTATTTTTTTTGTAACGAGGCGAATGAAAAGGGGGAGGCGGTTACCTGGCAGGGACGGAAATATGACGTTTATCCTGTAGACGGTTGCGGATTTGAAATGAACGGCAAAGGCGCAGCTGCGCGCCCGTCACTGAAGGTATCCAATCTTTACGGTATGGTGACCGGAATGGTGGAGGATTTGCATAGCCTGGTTGGGGCGACGGTCATCCGCAGGATAGTGTATGCCCGGTTTCTCGATGCCGTGAATTTTCAAAACGGCAACCAGGAGGCTGACCCGGAGCAGGAATCCGTAAGTCGATGGGTGATCGAGCAGTGCAGTGATCTGACGGCGGTAAGTGCGACATTTGTCCTGGCAACACCGACTGAAACGGACGGATGTGTCTTCCCCGGGCGAATTATGCTGGCCAATACCTGTACATGGATATACCGCTCTGACGAATGCGGTTATACGGGACCAGCTGTCGCAGATGAATTTGATAACCCTACCGCCGATCCGGCAAAAGATGCCTGCAGCCGCTGCGCCCGGGGATGCGCCCTGCGTAACAATACCGGAAACTTTGGCGGTTTCCTCTCCATTAATAAACTTTCACAGTAAATCATCATGAAAGAACAGGATATTCTGGCGCACGCCCGACGGTGTGCGCCTGCGGAGTCGTGCGGCTTCGTGGTGAGAACACAGGCGGGAGATCGGTATCTCCCCTGTGTGAATATTTCTGCCGCGCCGGAGGATTATTTCCGTATGGCGCCGGAGGACTGGCTGAGGGCTGAAACGCAGGGGGATATTGTGGCGCTGGTTCACAGCCATCCTGGCGGCCAGCCGTATCTGAGCGATGTGGACCGCAGGCTGCAGGTTCAAAGCGACCTGCCGTGGTGGCTGGTATGCGCCGGCCAGGTACATAAATTCCGCTGTGTGCCACACCTGACCGGACGGCATTATAAACATGGGGTTTTTGACTGTTACACGCTGTTCCGTGATGCCTATCATCTGGCGGGGATTGATATGCCGGATTTTCACCGGGACGACGACTGGTGGCGGCATGGTGACAATCTCTATCTGGATAATCTGGAGACGACGGGGTTTTACCGTGTCAGCGCAGCCAGTGCGCAGCCCGGCGACGTGCTGATTTGCTGCTTTGGCTCCTCCGTTCCGAACCACGCAGCGATTTACTGCGGCGACGGAGAGCTGCTGCACCATATTCCTGAACAACTGAGTAAACGTGAGAGGTATACCGACAAATGGCAACGACGCACGCACTCCATCTGGCGACACCGGGCATGGCGCGCATCTGCCTTTACGGGGATCTGCAACGATTTTGCCGCCGCGTCAGCCTGCAGGTAGCCAGTGGTGCTGAAGCTGTCCGGGCACTGGCGGTACAGTTGCCCGGTCTCCGGCAGAAACTGAACGACGGCTGGTATCAGGTACGCATAGCCGGAGACGATGTTACGGCTGATACCCTGACAACCAGCCTGCATGACCCGCTGCCGCCTGGCGCGGTGATTCATATTGTGCCGCGTCTGGCCGGGGCCAAATCTGGCGGGGTGTTTCAGGCGGTGCTTGGTGCGGCGCTGATTGCCGTTGCCTGGTGGAACCCGGCAGGCTGGCTGGGAGCGGCGGCGGTATCCGGTATGTATATGACCGGGGCGTCGATGGTTCTGGGCGGTGTGGCGCAGATGCTGGCACCAAAACCTAAAATGTCCGAAATGAGGCAGACCGATAACGGCAGGCAGAACACGTATTTCTCGTCGCTGGATAATATGGTTGCCAACGGTAACACGTTGCCGGTGCTGTACGGCGAGATGCAGGTGGGGTCACGCGTGATTTCCCAGGAAGTCAGTACCGCTGATGAAGGAGATGGTGGTCAGGTTGTGGTGATTGGCCGCTGACAACAGAACAGATTCAGACAGAACCGCCTCCGGGCGGTTTTGTCGTTTTACGGGGTAATAAATGGGAAAGGGCGGAGGAAAAGGGCATACGCCCCGCGAGGCACCGGATAACCTGAAATCCACGCAGCTGCTGAGCGTCATCGATGCCATCAGCGAGGGACCGATAGAAGGCCCGGTGAACGGTCTGCACAGTGTTCTGGTAAACCAGACGCCGGTGGTGGACCGCGACGGCAACACGAATATCCACGGCGTGAAGGTGGTATACCGCGTCGGTGAGCAGGAACAGACCCCGCTGGAGGGATTTGAATCGTCCGGCGCCGAGACGGTGCTTGGTGTACAGGTCAGACACGACAATCCGGTGACCAGGACCATCACGGCTGCAAATATTGACCGCCTGCGTTTTACGTTCGGCGTGCAGTCACTGGTGGAGGCCAACAGCAAGGGCGACCGCAATCCGACATCGGTCAGGCTGCTGATACAGATCCAGCGTGACGGCGTCTGGGTCACTGAAAAAGATATTACGATTAACGGGAAAACCACCACGCAGTACCTGGCTTCCGTGATGGTGAATAACCTCCCTCCCCGTCCGTTCGGCATCCGGATGTCCCGCGTGACGGCGGACAGCACCAGTGACCAGCTTCAGAACAACACGATCTGGTCGTCGTATACCGAAATTATTGATGTCCGTCAGCGCTATCCCAACACTGCCGTGACTGGCCTGCAGGTGGAGTCTGAGCAGTTCGGCAGCCAGCAGGTGACGAGAAATTACCATCTGCGCGGGCGGATTATTCAGGTGCCGTCGAATTACGATCCGGTAGCGCGAACCTACAGCGGCATCTGGGACGGCACGCTCAAGCCTGCATACAGCAATAATCCGGCGTGGTGTCTATGGGATATGCTGACACATCCCCGTTATGGCATGGGACAGCGAATCGGCGCGGCGGACGTGGACCGGTGGGCGCTGTATGCCATTGGCCGGTACTGCGACCAGATGGTCCCTGACGGATTCGGCGGGACAGAGCCGCGTATGACCTTTAATGCGTATCTGGCGCAGCAGCGTAAGGCGTGGGATGTGCTGACCGACTTCTGCTCCGCCATGCGTTGTATGCCGGTGTGGAACGGACAGAGGCTGACCTTCGTGCAGGACAGGCCCTCGGATACAGTCTGGACCTATACCCGCAGCAATGTGGTGATGCCGGATGAGGGTACACCGTTCCGTTACAGCTTCAGTGCTCGGAAGGACCGCCATAATGCGGTAGAGGTGAACTGGACTGACCCTGATAATGGCTGGCAGACGTCCACGGAACTGGTGGAAGACACGGTCGCCATCAGTCACTACGGACGCAATCTGGTAAAAATGGATGCGTTTGGCTGTACCAGTCGCGGGCAGGCGCACCGCGCCGGGCTGTGGCTGATAAAAACGGAGCTGCTGGAAACCCAGACGGTCGATTTTAGTGTGGGGGCGGAGGGGCTGCGCCACGTTCCCGGTGATGTGATTGAGGTTTGCGACGAGGATTATGCCGGGGTCAGCCTGGGCGGGCGGATTCTGTCCGTTGACCGCGACCGTCGCATTCTGACCCTTGACCGGGAGATTACCCTGCCGTCGTCCGGCACCACGCTGATAAGCCTGGTGGATGGCGAAGGTTTGCCGGTCAGCGTGGACGTGCAGTCTGTTACCGACGGTGTGCAGGTTCAGGTCAGCCGGATACCGGACGGTGTGGCGGAATACAGCGTCTGGGGGCTGAAACTGCCGTCGCTGCGCCAGCGTCTCTTCCGGTGCGTGGCTGTCCGGGAAAACGACGACGGAACGTATGCCATCACCGCTGTACAACATGTGCCGGAGAAAGAATCGATTGTGGACAATGGGGCATCGTTCGACCCGCAGCCCGGAACGATTCACGGCACCATTCCCCCGGCGATACAGCATCTGACCACGGAAATTCTGGCGGAGGAGGGACAGTATCAGGTACTGGCGCGCTGGGACACACCGCGAGTCGTTAAGGGCGTCTCGTTTTCGTTGCGCCTGAACGTGGCGGCGGAAGATGGCAGTGACCGGCTGGTCAGCAGCGCAGGAACGCCGGATACGCAGTACCGGTTCCGGGGGCTGACGCCTGGGCGCTACACCCTGTCCGTCAGGGCGGTGAACAGCCAGGGACAACAGGGAGACCCGGCCAGCACACAGTTCAGCATCGCCGCGCCGGCGGCACCATCATTTATCGAACTCACCCCTGGCTATTTCCAGATTACAGCCACACCGCGTCAGGCGGTATACGACCCGACGGTGCAGTATGAGTTCTGGTTTTCAGACGCACGGATTACGGATATCCATCAGGTGGAAAACGCCGCACGATATCTGGGAACAGCGCTGTACTGGATAGCGGCCAGCGTGAATATCAGGCCCGGCAGGGATTACTATTTTTATATCCGGGCGGTAAATCAGGTCGGTAAATCAGCATTCGTGGAGGCTAAAGGGCAGGCCAGCAACGATGCCGCAGGCTACCTGGATTTTTTCAAAGGGCAGATAACTGAAAGTCACCTGGGTAAGGAACTGCTGGAGAAGGTGGATCTGACGGAAGACAACGCCAGCCGGCTGGATGAGTTTTCGAAAGAATGGCAGGACGCGAACGGAAAGTGGAATGCCATGTGGGGCGTGAAGATAGAGCAAACCGAGGACGGCAGGCATTATGTAGCTGGTCTGGGCCTGAGCATGGAAGACACGCCGGACGGGAAGGCAAGCCAGTTTCTGGTGGCGGCGGACCGCATTGCGTTCATTAACCCGCAAAACGGAAACCAGACGCCAGGATTTGTCATGCAGGGCGACCAGATAACCATGAATGAGGTGTTCCTGAAATACCTGAGTGCGCCGACCATCACCAGTGGCGGGAATCCTCCGGCATTTTCCCTGACACCAGACGGTCGTCTTGCCGCGAAAAATGCGGATATCAGTGGGCATATTAATGCCACGTCGGGGGCGCTGAATAACGTCGTTATTGCTGAAGACTGTGCGATTCAGGGGACGTTGCGGGCCGAGCGGATTCTCGGCGATATAGTCAAAGCGGTGGGTAAAGAGTTCCCGTATTTCAGGGAGCCGTCCACCGGAGCAAAGCGTTACGCCAGTGGCACACTGACCGTTCAGATAGATGACGACCAGTCATTTGACCGCCAGATTATTATCCCCCCCATCAATTTTCAGGGGAGTTATTACGGACGCAGTGATACGTGGGATACATGTACGCTGGAAGTGCGCCGCAATGGCGCGCTGATTTACAGCGGAACGAGCAGCAGCGTTCCTGAGTCATACGGTGCCACGCTGGATATGCCTGCCGGAGGCGGCATCGTCACACTGACATTTAGTGTCAGTACCAGGGGGAACAGCACAGGATGGCCGAATTCCAGAATAAGCGATCTGATTCTGATGGTTGTTAAAAAATCCACTGCAGGGATTCGTATCAGTTAAATCATTAAGAGCCGCGTAGAGCGGCTTTTTTTATGGAGGCAATATGCCAGTACTTATTTCCGGCGTACTGAAAGATGCTACGGGAACAGCAGTGCAGAACTGCACCATTCAGTTGAAGGCCTGCCGTACCAGTACCACAGTAATTGTGAATACGATGGCATCGGAAAATCCGGATGACGCCGGGCGCTACAGCATGGATGTGGAGCAGGGGCAGTACACCGTCACGCTCCTGGTGGAAGGGTATCCCCCGTCACATGCCGGCGTTATTACGGTCTACGATGATTCAAAGCCGGGAACCCTGAATGATTTTCTGGGGGCCATGACGGAAGACGACGTCCGCCCGGAGGCGCTGCGGCGTTTTGAGGCGATGGTGGAAGAAGTTGCCCACCAGGCATCGGAGGCATCGCGGAATGCCACCGCCGCAGGGCAGGCATCTGAACAGGCGCAGACATCAGCAGGTCAGGCAGCGGAAAGCGCCACGACAGCCGGGAGCGCAGCCGGAGCGGCAGACGCATCAGCCACACAGGCGGCCTCATCCGCAGCGTCTGCGGAGAGCAGCGCAGGTACGGCGACCACAAAAGCCGGGGAGGCATCAGCCAGCGCGGCGTCGGCTGACACGGCCAGAACGGCGGCAGCCGCATCGGCAGCCGCAGCGAAAACATCTGAAGCGAATGCGGATGCCTCCCGTACTGCCGCCGGCGATTCAGCTGCTGCCGCAGCCGCCAGCGCGACGGCAGCGCAGACATCAGCAGAGCGTGCCGGCGCATCCGAAACCGCCGCGAAGACGTCAGAAACGCAGGCGGCTTCCAGTGCCGGTGATGCAGGTGCGTCAGCCACTGCGGCGGCAGCGTCGGAAAAGGCGGCAGCCGCATCGGCAGCCGAAGCAAAAACATCTGAGACAAACGCAGCAACGTCAGCAAGTACAGCAGCGGCCAGCGCAACAGCCGCTTCGTCATCAGCATCGGAGGCATCCAGCCACGCCGCCGCATCTGATACCAGCGCATCACTGGCGGCGCAAAGCAGTACTGCTGCCGGAGCAGCAGCCACCAGAGCTGAAGATGCCGCAAAACGGGCAGAAGATATCGCGGACGTGATTTCCCTGGAAGATGCCAGCCTGACGAAAAAAGGTATCGTTAAGTTAAGCAGCGCCACGGACAGTGACAGCGAAGCGCTGGCAGCCACGCCAAAGGCGGTCAAGGATGTCATGAGCGAGACGCAAACCAAAGCGCCGCTGGACAGCCCGGCATTCACTGGAACGCCGACCACACCGACGCCGCCAGACGATGCTAAAGGGCTTCAGACAGCAAACGCGGAGTTTGTCCGCAAACTGATTGCCGCGCTGGTTGGTTCCGTACCGGAGTCACTGGACACCCTGCAGGAACTGGCTGACGCGCTGGGAAACGATCCGAACTTTGCCACCACGGTACTGAATAAACTGGCGGGCAAGCAGCCGCTGGACGAAACCCTGACGGCGCTGTCAGGAAAGAGCGTGGATGGTCTTATCGAATACGTTGGTTTACGGGAAACCATAAATCGTGCCGCTGGCGCCATGCAAAAAGACCAGAACGGCGCTGATATTCCTGACAAAAAACAATTTGCTAGAACTATCGGCGCTGTAACCTCTACCAGCGTTACATTTGGTGAATCTGGCTGGTTTAAAATTGCCACGGTCTTCATGCCACAGGCCACATCAACTGCGGTGATTAAACTGTACGGTGGGTCGGGGTTTAACGTTGGGTCATTTGAGCAAGCGGCAATCAGTGAACTGGTACTGCGTGCCGGTAATGGTTCCCCGGTCGGGATTACCGCCACATTATGGAGACGTTCACCTGCCGCTGCTAACGAGATCGTCTGGATTAACACATCAGGTGATAGCTACGATATTTATATTAATATCGGGCGGTATGCCTACGGTTTAATTGCACAGTACGATTGCACCAGTAACGCTGGCGTAATACTACACACCAGTCCTGAATTTTCAGAAACAAAGCCGGCTAACGCTACGAACGGTCAGACATATACACTGTTTAACAGTCTGATGAAACCCACAGCCGGTGACGTTGAGGCACTGTCAGTTAGTGGGGGACGACTGAATGGCCCGCTGGGTATTGGCACAGACAATGCGCTTGGCGGTAATTCGATTGTATTCGGCGATAACGATACAGGGCTTAAACAGAATGGTGACGGGATACTGGATATATTTGCGAATAACCAGCACACCGTTCGTGTCGCTCCCGGTGAAATGATAGTTCTGGGAGCTATTCGCGCAGGTAACGCAAAAAAACTGTCACTGACGAGTACTAATAATTCAGCACTAAATGCCGGGTTTAATTTGTGGGGCGACGGAGGAAACCGCCCAACAGTTATTGAACTTGGCGACGACCAGGGATGGCATTTGTACAGCCAGCGAAATACTGATGGCGGTATTCAGTTTGTTGTTAATGGACAAGTTATTCCGGATAATTACGGTAATTTTGACGCCCGTTATTTATCATCAGGAAACGTATATACAAAAGGTGAGTCAGATAATCGTTACGTACAGAATATCCAGCGCGGTGCTCCTGTATGGCCTGGTAAAGTAGATGAATATGGACCTAATGAGGCTCCCGCAGGGTGTTTCCTGACACAGGCCAGACATGACCCAACAACGGCATACGGTGTGACATTTGCGTATCGACCACTGCAAATGTGGGTTGGTAATGGCTGGCGTACAATTAATGGATAATTGAGGTAAATATAATGGAGTTAAAAAACGTAACCAGATACATTCCTGATGACCCGGACTACGATAACAACTTTCTGTATTTTCGTAGTGAAGATGGTCAGGACTTCTACGAATCGCTGAACAAATTCACCAAGAGATATAAGCTGTGCATTGATTCTGAAGGTGTAATCCGTTCCGTATCAGAAGATGTATCACGTCTTTATCCGGCTGGTTTTTCAGTTGTTGAGGTAAATAAACTTCCTGCCGGATTTAATATCTATGGCGACTGGCAGTATAAAAATGGATCTGTTCTGGCTGTTCCCGTTGACTATCATGCAAAGGCCGAAACCACCCGACAGAAACTACTGGATGGAGCTAACAGCACCATTGCCGACTGGCGAACCGAACTGGCACTGGGTGAAATCAATGACGACGATAAGGCAAATCTGACTCAATGGATGGCGTATATCAGGAAGCTTAAAACACTGGATTTGAGCAGCGTGAAAGACTCAGCCACCTTCACGGAAATCAGGTGGCCTGAATTACCACAATAACGACTACTGGCTGGCTGGTTTCTCCGGCCAGTCAGGATTTGAGGTATCCACCCGGTTTACCATTACGCTGTAGAGTTCCCATGCTTCCAGCCGTTTAATCTCTTCATCTGTGGCAATGTTCCGTTTTACTGCCCGTGCCAGTGGTGCAATGACTGACTCAGCTTCAGCAAGAAGTTCTGCCTTTCTGGCTTCAGCCTGTACAATCAGTTCTTCAGGCGTATATTCGCGATGTTCAACCAGTACCGGGCCTCCTTTCCTGTGCTCGATATATTTTCCGTCCACCTGGCCCTGCATAAGCTCGCGGTAATGCTCATCTGTCAGGGGAATTAAATCGTCAGGGTAATTATCGGATTCGGTATCCGGTTGCCAGAAAAAACCTTTTTCTTTAAAGCTGTAATAATATTCGCTCATTGATATTTATCTCCCAAGTGCAAGCCAGGCTACAGGAAAATTATTGACCAGATTGGCCATTCCTGATGACTTGGTGGCGGCAAAAAACTGACTGTTGCTCACCGGGTATCCGAATGCATTATCTACCTGAGAGCCCTGAGCGTTGGTATTGGTTACTGCGCCGGCAAAGCAGGAAATCGTCTGCAGCCGGTCATTCGGCGAGCGGGTCGCAGACTATGAGTATATGCGCCAGGCCATTTGCAGCTATGCTGCGCGCGCGGCAGAGAAACTCCGCGGCGAGCACCAGTACTGCCGTTTCATTTCAACATTCGTCAAAACATCACCCTTTGCCATGAACGAGCCCTACTACGGGAACAACGCCGCGGTGAAGCTTCTCACCCCCACGCAGGATTCACGCGACATTATCAATGCGGCTGTGAAATGCCTGGATAAAATCTGGCGCGACGGCCATCGCTACCAGAAAGCGGGTGTGATGCTGGGTGACTTCTTCAGCCAGGGCGTAGCGCAACTCAACCTTTTCGATGATAGCGCGCCGCGCGCCGGCAGCGAGAAGCTGATGGAGGTGCTGGACCAGCTTAACGCAAAAGACGGAAAGGGGACGCTGTACTTCGCCGGGCAGGGGATACCACAACAGTGGGCTATGAAGCGAGAAATGCTTTCGCCTCGATATACGACAAGGTTTTCCGATCTGCTGGTGGTCAGGTAATGGGTTTGATCAGCTCGGCCCCTTGATTCTTCACATTGCCAATGGCCCGCGTCACGGCGTGCCAGGTAAATTTATCTGTCGGCACGGCACCGGCAGTAATTATCTCCTTTACCTCCTTCCCACTTATGCCCTGGCGCATCCACTCCCGGGCGGCTTCTGGTGACAAAACAAGTGGCCGGCGGTCGTGAATGTCAACCAGACCTTTATCCGCTGCTGATGTCACAATGAGAAAACCTTCTGCATCATCACCACGCTCAAATGGCGTACTGCCAATGGCAGCCATGAATATTGGCTTCCTGTCCTTTCTGTGAATGAAATACGGCTGTTTCTTGTCGCCTTCCTTCTTCCACTCGAACCATCCATCGGCAAAACAGATAGCCCGGCCATGCTGCCATAGTGGCTTAAACATTCTGCTGGAGGCCGCTGTCTCTACGCGGGCGTTAATAAGTGGAGCTTTATCCCACCATCCAGGAGCGTAACCCCAAAACACCGGATCGAGATGTAATTGCTCGTCGCGTTCGCTCAATAGCAGGACTTTAGTCCCGGGCGCCACGTTATACCGGCCTATAGGCTGAAGGTCATAAGCAATATTACGATCGGCTTCGTCGGCCAGATATGCCAGATATTCTTCACGGGTCTGTGCTTGTGCAAAGCGTCCACACATATAAAACCTCCAGTCGTCAGACTGAAAGTATAGGGCAGGGGGAAAATGTGTCGTGCTCCAGTAATGATTTAAAGGGAGTTTATACAGTAATTCGAAATGAAAAATTTGTGTATTGATGAATTCCGAAACTGAGCAGTAAGCAAACCGATGAGTCAATCGCAAATTGCGACGAATCTAGACGGCTTTATTCCCCAGTTTCACCCCATAGCTTCCCCGTAAGAAATTTAGCCATAAAAAAACCAGCCGTAACAGGCTGGTTTTTAAGGGGAATTTTGGTCGGCACGAGAGGATTTGAACCTCCGCCCCCCGACACCCCATATTTGCGATAAGTTAGGCCTGTACCAACGCTTCAGTTTCTGTGAGTGAGGTTTGATAGTGTTTTACTGCCTTAGCAAAGGCTTGCGCGGCATCTGCATTTGATACCATATATTCTTCAGTTACCCCTGTTTGAGAATGGAAAGTAATATTTCCATAAATGCAAATAGGGATTTGGTAGTTGTCTTTAAATCGACGGTCTGGCGAACCATTCTTATTCGTTTTCGCCCAGGTATACCCATCTATGCTTGAGTCACTGGGAACGCCTTCTTCCTCATGGAATCTTCGATATTCTGAACTGATTTGTAATTCGCGTAAATCAATCAGAGCGAACGCCCCATCAGCTCGTGGTATGACTGCAACTCCAGGATAAAGCAAAATATCGTCGCCATTCACATTTTCAAACCGCATCGCGCGCCCTGTGAATTGAATGAGATCCGTTGAACTGAAATCAAAGGTAACAGGGTGACGATTAACAGAACGGGTTGCTAATGTTCTTTCGGCAAACTGGTCTGTAGCTTTATCTGCAGTAATATCCCATTTTTTGACACTCGATTTTAACATATCAAATGCACGGACCATCGCTGCATATGCGCGCTGTGATGTATCACTGCTCTCGAATGTTATGGCTATTTTGGTGTTGTCTTCCCAGGATACCAAGCGAGATATCTCAGCTTGGGTTAGGGGGAGTACTGTCTCAAGTTCTGCGATACGTCGTTTGTAAAACCAACGGAATAGACTTGATTTGCGTCGAACCAGCTCGCTCTTTTGTTTTGATTCTTCAGCAAGAGCCTCTTGTAGATCTGCTTTTATCTCTGCCCTTTGTTCTCGCGCTTTAGCAATCAAATCTCGTAAAGGTAAAAGGGAGGTACTTGTCAGGACTTCTACCGAAGCGCTGGATATTTCATTCATGCCAGCCATTGGCATATATATTTTAGCGTTCGATGGTGTGTTACTTGGGGATGCCTCGGGCATTCCCAAATGAGGTTCTGTAGAGGCCGGATTTAATGGATTGGTAACTGAGCGCCCATCATCATAGGGCAGGGTAGGTGTAGTATAAGATAAGCCTGTGCCCGGTAGTCCGACGGTCGCTCTGACTCCTTTTTTCCCAACATTGACAGTTGCGCCAGGCACGCCAATGCTTGCGCTTATTCCACGCTTGCCAATGTTGAGCCTAACGCCAGGAAACAGAGTAAAGGTTTGTCTGAAACGAAGAGACAT